GAACCTGCATCAAACTTAACGAAAGATGCTGAGGTCTGTTGCGCTGTGGCTGTACCAACCGTTAAAGGTCTAACACCTTTGTTGCTGTATAGGTAAGCAGGAAACTCACTATCTGATATGCTTCCGTTAGCATCACCATCGAAAGACCAATACTCCCCTACGCCGCGAATCAAACCCTTAAGAGCCTCGGCATCCATTTCTGATAGAGGCGTCGTTGTAAAAGATATAGTTCTCTTAAGATTACTTCGTTGGAATATGGCTGTATTGTTATAGGACATAACTCTACTGCCAACCTCAATAGGTTTTACTTCTAAAGATCCTTGTACGACCGGGACAGTGTGACCATTTATTCTTAGAACAGGCATTATCTGCTACCCACTACACCCTTACCGTATAGAGAACCCGACCTTGCCATTGAACGCCACTCTTGCTGATTGTTCAACTTCTTAACAAAATCTTTAACATCTGTAACCTTAACAATCATTGTCCCAATCTGAACATTCGTACCATCGCCAGCTGACTGACCAGCAGGGATAACTTGTTCCCCTGGGGTAAGAAGAGCTAATACTGAGTCTTGGTTTCCAGCACCAGGAACAACACCACCTGTGTGCATTCTAATTGGAGCAGACATATGGCCAGGGGATGCTGAAGTTCTTCCCGTCAATATCGCCATAGTGCTATTCATTGCTTCTCTAAACGCTAATAAGTTTAACTTAATAGCATCTGGCAAACCGGCTATGCCTGTTAATGAAGTATTTAAATCGTTAAAGCTATCTGCGGCATCGTCTACTTCATTACCAAGATTATCTAACCCGTCATTAAGACTGCTCCACATTGCACCGATATCTATTTTTTGTATATTTGCACCGAATGCATTTAAGAAGCTTGCAATGCCATTCCAAATTAAAGCTAAAGGGATAAAGGCTGCTAAAAGAACCCTAGCGATAAATTTTAAAACAGGAACCATTACCGATGATATAGCTTCAACAAAAGGGTTAAGGGCGTTAGCGAGCACGCCAAGTATCTCTCCAGCAGTATCCATAAAACTCATAAAGGCTTCTGACTTTTGCAAGACAGCCATCATAGCAGTACCGATAGCAGCCATAGGGCCACCAGATGCCATGCCTTTCACCATGTCTATGAAGATGTTTCCAATCTCCCCACCTACACCTCGAAAAGCACTTTCAGCTGTTTGTATAAAATCAACAGATAATTTTTTGGCCATGAAGAATGCAGTTGTCCAACTGCTCTTGAGTTCCATAGCGGCGTCAAAGACTTCCATGATCCCTGCACCATCATCTATTAACGCATCAACACCGGCTTGTTTTTCTAAGTCTCTTCCCTCTGCTAGTATATCCTCTGTGGAAGCATCCGTAATACGGACACCCCTAAACTGTGCACCCTCTGTTATAAAATCTTCTAACTTCTCTCGGAAAGATTCAGGCAGTCTTTGAAGTATATTGTCTATCTCTTTAAATGCTTTTTCATTTAAAGCTAAAGCGTTAGCAGTTAATTCGGCATTTTGTTTTACTTGTAGGTCTAAACGTTTTTGAACAGCTTTTATTCTTTCTTCACGTTCTTTTTTATTTAAAGCGGTTTGTTGTTTAACAGCTAACAAAAAATCTTCTAATGATTTTTTCTTTGCTAAAAGTCTTTCTTGTTGTTCTTTTGCCGCTAAAAAAGTATCAGACTGCATAAACTTTTTTTGTGCTGCAACAGCAGCCTTACGCGCTTCTTTAGGTCCAATACCTGCTGCCTCTGCAAGCTCAGTAAATATGTTTGAGAAGATAGTTTTAACTTTACCTGCTAGGTTTGCACCCTCTAAAGCTTCCTCACCTTGAACCAGTATCTGTTCAAAAGCAAAGGTAAACATTTCAACCGCCCCTACAAATCCTTTCTCTCCGCCCTTCATAGGGTCACCTGATAGGATTCTAGCAGTGCTTAACTGTCTTACTTTTTCTGCTGCTCTTGCTTCTTTGGCTCTTTGGATTTCTAATTTATCGTGTCTTGCTTTTCTAGCTTTTCTTTTCTCAGGATCTTCTTCAGGTATACTTTCTCTGAAACCTGGACCCACTGCCATTACATTAGCAAGTGCATTTTCGGCTATTTCTGTTCGTCCAGCATCACTAAATATTTTTAAAAAGTCAGCAAGCCCTTTTGTCATATCATTTAGACTTGGTATGAACTGGTCGCCAATATCTTTCGCAATGGCTGCTAAATTGTTTTTAAGGTTGGTAAGGTTTTTATTGAGAGAGTCCCTAATTGTTTCTCCCATTTTTTCGATAGCTTTGTCTGCATGTTCTGTACCATCTTGAAAATCCTTATACTTATCTATAACACCAGATAATGCAGTTACAGCACGAGCAGAGTTTCTATTAAAAATTCCAAAGATATCTTCGTTGCCAGCCTGGGCATCCTTTAGTTGTTGCAAAACGCTACTAATGGAAAGCATTCTACCTTCAACGTCGTGGGTGACAATACCCATCTCATGTAAAACATTATTGGCAGCATCAGTAGGTTTAGTTAAATCCATAAGCATGGCTTGAAGAGCACGACCTGCTAGACCTGCTTCAAGACCAGTTTCACCCAGTAAAGCTAAAGCTGTTGTTACATCTGAAAATGAAAGACCTGCTGTTTTAGCAATCGCACCTGTAAACTTAAAACCTTCACCGAGACTTTGAATAGATACGTTTGCACTAGCTGAAGCATGTGCCAGCATATTGGCAATATGAGGTAGCTCGTCCATTGATTTGCCGAAAGCTTTAAGCATCCGAACAGATAAGTCAGCTGCTTTCGCTACAGACAAACCACCTGCTGTTGCCAGATCTGCAACTGTTTCTAAGGCTTTTCCAACATCTTTAGCTTCAAAACCTGCTCGACCTAAAACTTCAGCTGCCTGTAGAAGTGATGCTGTAGAGTGCTCACTGCCAATGCTTACACGTATTAGGTCTTTCTCTAAACCTTTAAACTCGGCAGCTGTTCCAGCTGTAATCGCTTTAACAACTTGAAACTGTTCTTCAAACTTTGCAGCTTCGTTTACTGAAGCTATTAGTCCAGTTTTAATAACCTTAAAACCCGCGCCTGCTACAAAAGCGGCTGCGCCAAAAGCAACTTGCGCCGCCTTTGCTGCCAAAGCAGCTTTGCCAAAACTAGCAGAGGCTCCAGCCATTGCTTGCTGCCCCAAGCCTTTAAAGAATCCAGGTGATGGGGGTTCTCCCCCGCCACCAGTTCCACTCGGACCTCTGTCACGGATACCGGGGTTTTGTCGCCTAAAGGGGTCACCGGCATGCCGACCTCTAGATTGAAGAAATCTTTGAGCTGATAAATTTCTTTGAGCACGGCCTGACCTAACAGCATCAGAAACTGGGCGTCTTAAAGGGTCAGGGTTTCGGTGCATTGGAACACCGACAACTGGCCTTTGACTAGAATGAGTACCTCGCATTTTTTGGCGACGTATTCTTTTATTCTCTTCTTTTTCGTTTTTATCTCGTTGTCTTTCGAGCTTCTTAAGATGTTTAACCTGGGAATCAGTTGATTTCTTACTAGCTTTTTCTAAAGCTTTAAACTGTCTGTCAGATTTATTGGCAAAACCTTTTAAGGCTACACCTGCCTTCTTTACACCTTTAGTAAAGCCAGCAGAGTCGGCAGCTAACTTATATACAAACCGGGCTAATACTTGTCCTGCCATGTCTTACCCTTGCCCTCTTTCCAAAAAGAATCATGTTCTTTCTGTTCAGCATTAGATTCAAGAGTGCTTAAAATCTCTGCACCCGACGTTGGAGCACTAGACTTCTTACCCCTAAGTTTATCAGGGGTAATTGATTTACCCTTCTTGGTCCAAGGGGATACAGATATGGATGCGTGCCAAGCTATCATATCCATCTGGACATCTAATCTTTCTTGATACCCTTGCCAGTATATAAAGAACTCATTAAGGGACATGTCCCAAAACTCGTGAGGCTTTAATCCTGATTGGGCTGCTCTTCTGAGGAGGAGAGCCCAGTCGATTTTCCCTCGTCCTCCTCCTCATCAGATTCAACTACTACAGAATTAGCGCCGGGAATTGATTCTGCTAATGCAGTAAATACATCTTCAATCAGTTTCCCAAAGTCACCTTCAAAATCATCTAGCCAGTTACCAACCTTATTAGGTGTAAGCTTTTTATTCTCATGAAGAAGACCTACGAACAAAGCATCTCTAAGCAACCTAATACCTATTGATTCCTCGTCCATTAGCTTCATGATTCCTTTACCTGAAAGGTCTTCAAGCTGAGCTATTTGATTTGTTCGGAAACGAACAGTTCTTGTTTTGTTTCCAATATAAATTTCTGCTTCACCACGATTAGAATTTGCACTCATTTTTTTTTGCCCCGGTTAGTTAGTTAATTAAGAAGCTAGGTTAAGATCATAATCACTTGTGCTAGTAAACGGAATTGATACTCTAGCTGAAACATCTACTCGCTGGACATCCTCTTCACCAGTAGACAATGAAATGCTAGTCACAAACATTTTACCCTGAATGGCACCAGTAGACGTACCATTTGGCTGGTACAAAAAATCTAAAAGCCCACCAGCGTTAGCCCCATTAGCTGCATTCAAATTTTGGTAACTGTTAAGAACATCCAACTGAGCTGTGTCACCGTTATCGGCATAAATAAATGAAAAATCACAGGTCATATCTGTGTTACCTTTTACATAACGTCTTTCACCTGCG